CGGGCCCTCTAGGCCGTCTAGTGCCGATAACAGGTAGCGCGGGTTCCAGCCGGTCACGGTAGGCATGTCAGCGCCTAAGACACAAGTGACCGGGGCAACGATGGACCCGTCCCGGACACTAATCGTATTAGCGTCTAAGTCCAAAATAATGTGGTCCGTTGGCCCGCAAGACTTAGTGAACGGCTTGATCGTGTCGCGCATAGTGCCCGCGTCAAAAGTTAGCGGGTATTGCCCATAAGTGTTCACGGGCAGTAGGGCCCGCCAGCGGGGAAACTCCGACTCGATCACCCGGGAGGCTACCTGGAAACCAAACCCGCCTAGGGCCTCACGGTTCTTTTCCTCCACTACTGCCCAACGATCGGTCACATAGAGTGACCCTACGGGTAGTTTTGACACGGCCATAAGCCACTTAGCCGGGATACTAGCGCCACCACTTACTCCCGGTCGGGAGTAGGACCCCGGGTAGCCTCCACTAATCTCGCAAGCGTGTAGCCTGTATCGGTCCGTTGCCGCGATAGCGTCCAAAACGGTCACGCCGTCGTCGCCCGTGGTCCACTCCACCCGGACTCCCGTAAGTCCCGGGAGCGTGGAGTCGTCGCCCGCCACTAGGGCAACATTGGGAACGATGTCCCAAGGCAAGTCAAGCTCTACTCCACTATCTCCACGGTCGCCAGCGAGAGGTTCATAACGGTCTAGTTCCTTAGTGGAGCGGTCCAACATGCCGATGTCCCGGGTAAGGCCACCCGATGTCACGATTAGCTTAGTGTTGCTTATTACGGCGCCCGACACATAGCGGGCCTTAGTATCTTTTAGCCAATCGGTGATGTCTTTTGTTGTCGCCATGATCGCCCAGGTAGAGGCCGTGTCATTGGTCCGGCCGATAGTCACGCGGGCGTAGCGCTCTCCATTAGTGGACTTTAGCTCTAGCCACCCGTCTTTTAGTGTCACTAGCGTTAGGTCAAAAATAGACTGCGATACGCCGCCGCGCACGACTTTATTGCGCCCTAGTGGCTTGATCGTGGCTAGGACCTTGATCGCGCGCTTACAGGCAAGCGGGTCAATCACTAACTGACTCTCGCTAGGATACCTGGTGTCGGTGGTGGTGTCGGTGGTGGTGTCGGTGGTGGTGTCGGTCATGGCTAACTCCTTACTATTGCCCCGGCGGGTCCGGGACTAAGTAGAGCGTAGCACAAGGTAGTCCGATGTGTAGGACCTAGGGGCCTATTGCCGATTATTGTTTAGGGCTCATTGGCCCCGGCCCGTTTAGGGCTCATTGGCCCCGGCCCGTTTAGGGCTCATTGGCCCCGGCCCGTTTAGGGCCTGCCCCGGCGCGTCGCGCCCGGCCTCGCGTCATGCCCGGCGTGTCGGGCCTCGCCTCGCGTCGCGCCTCCCGTCTAAGTGTGTCGGCCTAGCTACCTGGTCGGCCTAGCTACCTGGTCGGCCTAGCTACCTGGTCGGCCTAGCTACCTGGTCGGCCTACCTGGTCGGCCTAGCTACCTGGTCGGCCTAGCTACCTGGTCGGCCTACCTGGTCGGCCTAGCTACCTGGTCGGCCTACCTGGTCGGCCTAGCTACCTGGTCGGCCTAGCTACCTGGTCGGCCTAGCTACCTGGTCGGCCTAGCTACCTGGTCGGCCTAGCTACCTGGTCACCAATAAGGCCATGCCCAGGGGTCGGGGCATGGCCTTATTGGCGGGCGGGTAGCTAGGCGCTACCCTGCCTCGCAGTCGTGCCCGTAGTAGTTCTCTAGGGCGTCGTCGTCGTTGGCTAGGTCAAATACCCGGCCACACTCCCGGCAAGCTGTTTTCATGTTCTGGCCTCTCGCTTAGTAGTTTTGACACGGGAGCGGTCCCGCTCCCGTGTTTTGTTCTAACGCCTGACATGCGCCCGGCAAGCTATCGCGCCACGCTTGCGCCCGTGCCCGGTCCCAAGCTAGGGACCCGGCAACTAGGGCCACGGTCACGGCCACGGCCACGGCCCAAGCCACTACACGCCCGCGCGGGGTAAGGGTGACCACTAGAGCGCCCTAAAGTAGTACGGGCCGTCGGACCAATAATCGCCCATCATAAGGTCACGCCCGGCCCGGTCCCAATCTACATAGACCCACGGCCAGTCGGTCGGGGCCGTAAGGTCGTCGGCTAGGTCTTGCGCTAGCTCTGCCGGGTCCATGTATTCCCCGGCATAAGCCTCCCGGAATAGGTCCACAATGTCCGGGCCCGGCTCTAGGCTCCCGTCGTTCTGGCAATACGCGCAAAACGGCGTCACCTCCCGTTCGTCTAGGTCCTCCATTACTAGACCCCAAGCGTGCGCGGTCGTAACGGTCGTTTCCCCGTGCCATGGCTTAGGCCCTTCCACGTCAAACACTAGAGCGGGCCCGTCGTCGTGACCGTTAGGGCATGACCACTCCAAACAATCGGCGATGCTAACCCACGCCCCGACTAGCCGGGCGTCGTCGTAGCACGCCGGGCAACCTGCCCAGACATTAGGGCTAGTCATTGGACATCATCGCAAGCGCTAGTAGGTCGGCAATCTCGCGCCCCGTGTATTCACATTCACACATCCGCGCCGTGAGCTCTCCCAGACGTTCCCCGGACTGACGCCCTAGCTCTATCGCCCGGGCCTTGTTATCCACTAGGGCGTGAAGTGTTGCCAAAACGGCGCGGGCCTGGCCTACGGCGTGACCCTCGTGAATAAGTACGGCGCACAAGTGAGCTAACACATGGCGGGCGCTCTCGTTTTGTGAGGCCTCCAAAATAGCTAGGTCGCGGGCGGTCCGGTCGTTCTCCATCGTTTCCCCTAGCCGGGCCACGGCCTCGCGCCATAGTGACCCGTCCTGACGGTCCAATAGGGCGCCGGTCCTGATTAGGTCTTGCGCTTGTGTAGTCATAATGTCCCCTATCTTGCCGGGCGGGTCCCGGTCATAGTCAGAGGGTAGCACACTGCGACTACATAACGACACCGGGGCCCCGTTTTATTTTCCCCGCGTGTCGCCCGGCCTAGCTACCTGGTCGGCCTAGCTACCTGGTCGGCCTACCTGGTCGGGCTACCTGGTCGGGCTACCTGGTCACCTGGTCACCTAGCTACCTGGTCGGCCTACCCGGTCGGGCTACCTGGTCACCTAGCTACCTGGTCACCTAGCTACCTGGTCGGCCTAGCTACCTGGTCGGCCTACCTGGTCGGGCGCTTAGGGTAGGGGAGTACCCCCGCCACCCCCAACGCGCCCCCGAGGCGGCCCTGCGCGCACATTTCGCCGGAAGTCCAAACCTATTTCTAGAATGTGAGAAGCCATGCGTTATTGCCTAGAGCCCCGCTGCGGGGAGATCGTTGAAGGCCGTTCCTACTACTGCGCGCCGCATACCAAGAAGGTGGAGCCGTGGAAGGGCAGCAAAAGCCAATCGAAAACGTGGGAAGCTCGCCGGGTTCGTCCGCGCGTGCTGCGTAGGGACAACTACCGTTGTGTATGGTTCGACGAAGGACATCGCTGTACCGCGCTGGCGACCGAAGTGGACGCTATCGTTCCCTCGGCAGAAGGAGGTAGCCATACGGACTTGACTAATCTACAATCATTGTGTAGAGAGCATCACAAAATCAAGACTGAACAAGACAGAAGGCGCGGCTTGGAGCGCAGCAGAACTAAAAAGGGTGGGAGCCCCAAATGACAGAGCAAACGCCAGCGCCTAAGAAGGCTGCGGCAAAAGTGACACGCCCAAAACGTAATGGGCCAGCGCCCTTGCCTATTGAGCAGCACCGCAGAAGGGGAAATCCGGGTAAAAAGGCCCTCCCCGCGAAAGACTCAACGGTGGCCATACCTATGGCCAAAACCACCCCCACGCCACCACGCAAACTTGGCAAAGAAGGCCAAGCCCTATGGGACCGCGCGTGGACCGCTGGCAAAACTTGGCTCAGCGCAGACGGAGATGTTGACATCCTCCTGCTGCTGTGCGAAGCGATGGACGAGCGCACCGAGTTGCGTAAGCTCGTGCTTACCGAGGGCGATTGGCGTCAAAGATCAGCCTTGCGGTCATTGGAAAAGCAGGTTATCGACAAGCTCCAGCTGCTTGGCTTCACGCCAAGTGACCGTGGCCGCCTCGGTGTTGCCGAGGTAAAACCAGAGGACGAGATGGCTAAATACCGCGCGCGTGTGGCTGGTCAATAAGTGGCTGGTCGTCACTCCAAACAAGGTCTTATGGAGCCAAAACCTGAATGGGCCCCCTCTTTTTGGACACCTAGGAAATCTGAACTAACAGATGGTCCAAGCGTTGCTGATTTTGCCAGCAGTTTCATGGTGGCCACCAAGGGAATGAAGGCGGGCAAACCCCTGAACTTTGCTGATTGGCAAGAGTGGGTTCTTAGTTGGGCGCTGGAGCGTAGGGAGGAAACCGGGCTTCTGCGATACCGGCAAGCCATCATCGGTATCCCACGAAAGACAGCAAAATCCTTGAAAGGCTCAGCGATCGCGCTGAAATACCTCGTGGGAACCCCCGAGCTTGGCCGTGAAATCTACTCTATCGCTGGTGACCGACAGCAGGCCAGACTTGTGTTCGGTGAAGCTCGTTGGCAAGTAATGAACCACCCGATTATGAGCTCCATGCTCAAGGTTTATCGGGACGCCATCGAGCACCCGGAAACCGGCTCCACCTACCGGGTGCTTTCCCATGATGGCAAGCTGGCTCAGGGTTTGAACCCATTTTTGACCATCGCTGACGAACCGCACGTTTACCCATCATCGATCATGTCGCCGGGGACCTCGGAACTATGGGAAGCCATGCTTCAAGGTTCTGGAGCTCGACCAGAATCCCTACTTCTTGGAATCACCACGGCCGGTGACTACCGCGACGACGCGCTTTTGACCCGTCTTTACGACTACGGGAAGTCTGTGGCTCTAGGCGAGGAGGACGACGACTCCTTTGGAATCTGCTGGTATCAAGCGCCGGAAGGGTGCGACCACCGCGACGAAAAGTTTTGGCATGTGGCCAACCCAAACCTAGCCCTTGGTCTTGCCGACATCGAGGAGATGCGCTCCACGGTCAAATCGACACCAGAAAACGTGTTCAGGCGCTACCGATTGAACCAGATGGTCCGACTTGGCGGTATCGCTTGGATGGACATGGCTGCTTGGAAAGAAGTCGCGCGCGAGGACCGTATCGTGAAAACCGGCGAGCGCATTGTGATGTCTTTCGACGGTTCCGTTTCCAATGACGCGACAGCTCTAATGGGCATGACAATGGACGGTCACCTTTTTGTTCTTGGCTGCTGGGAAACTGATGGCCGAGATGATTGGCAAGTTCCAAGACGAGAGGTTGAGGCAGCCATTGAGGACGCTTTCGACCTGTATGATGTTAGAAGCTTCCAAGTTGACACCGCGTATTGGCTTGCGGAGTTTCAGTCGTGGCAGGAAAAGTATGGCAAGCGCCGGGTACTTGACTTCACGATGAGCAACGCCCGAATGGTCCCGGCCGTTCAAGAGTTTTACGCCGGAATCGCAGAGGGAGCAATAACCCACTCAAACGACGTTCGCCTAAACAGGCACGTTTCCAATGCCGTGGCCCACGAAACCCCTCGGGGGCTCACTATCAAGAAGCAGAGCAAGGACTCCTTACACAAAATCGACTTAGCGGTTGCTTCGTGTATGGCAAACGACGCTCGACTTCGACAAGTGCCCCGCAGGGGCTTCACCGGAGGGTTCTAAATGGCAACTTCGCCTAAAGAAGCGCTAGAAGTGGTCAAGGAGCTTAGTGATCGCCTTGACTTACGCAACCAACAATCGTTTGCTTACGATCGGTATTACTCGGGCTTACACCCAATGCCGTGGATTCACCAGCGAGCTAGAAGTGAATACCGCAAACTTATGAAGCAGGCCGTGAGCAACTTTCCGCTGCTCATCGTCGATTCTGTTTCTGACCGACTCGAAATCGAAGGTTTCCGCCTAGGCGACACCGCAGCCGACCAAACGGTTTGGACTGACATCTGGCAGCGCAACAAGCTGGACGTGTACGCGCCAGCAATCCACACCCAATCCCTTGTCACGTCCATCTCATACGCAAGTGTGTGGCCTACCGAGGATGGCATGAACGTCACCATCAGGCCAGAGTCATGCTACGAATGTATCCACGACTCCGAGCCGGGCGACCCGTTGAAGGTTATCCGCGCCCTCAAGAAGTGGGCTAACCCTGTGCGCAAGCGCTGGTACGCGCACCTCCACCTTGACACTGGTGAAGTATTCAAAATGGAAGGCCGCTGGAACGAGGGCCAAGAATCACCCGATGTTTGGGAAACCATTGAGCTTGTGGAAAACCCTTTCGGTGACGAAATCGGTATCCGACCATTCCTGAACCGACCACAACTGGACGGAACGGGCCGCAGCGAGCTT